TGGATTTCCAAAAATATCCAGTAAAGAGTGGTGCGAATATTCAAAATGCTCCATCATATACTACAGCTTTTGCTAGAATAAAGAAACCATTAAGTTCTAATATTAGCGGAGTAGATCTTAAAAGGGTTACTATTCTAGATACAAAGAATAATACTCTTCAAGGTGATGCTAAGAAAGCTGCAGATTATAAAAATAATTTGTGGTTTAAGAAAATGCTAGTAAATGAATATGACGGACAAAGTGACTTTGCTAAATTTGCTAGAGACTTTTATTATGGTATAGATAAAAAAGTTAATATGCAATCTCAAGACATTCAACAATTGATTCCTAAAGCATATAACTTCTGTACCACTTATAATACTTTAATAAAATCTTTTGAAACAGATGTAAACGGTATTATAAATTATATCAATAGAAACCCTATTACAGGTAATCAAGAACCTAATTTATCTCCATCTCAATTAGCAGCTAATAAAAGTGCTGATGCTGTAAAACAGTCAAATACACAAGGTATGGCTTCTACAGCACCATTAAATGCAGATACAGATTATTCATTATTCTATACAAAATATTTTAAAGATCTATTAAATGAAGATGATGTTAATAAGACATCTACAGCAACTCCTAAGATGACCTTTGATAATAGATCTTCTAATAATAATCAAAATAACCCTAACCAACAAAATACTTCTCAGGATAATCAACAAGCTAAGCAAGATCCAGAAGATAGCGAAACTGTTATTTATAATAAGAAGAAACTTATTTGCGATATCTTAAAACAAGCATTAAATGCCAAAATGACAGCAGCTGGAATGTTATATAGAGATTTGTTTTCTTATATGCAAGCTCATGTAAATAGCTATAATAAGAATAAACAAGCTCCTTCCCAAACCCAAAATAATAATCAGGAAAAGACTAATACAAATCCTAATAAACAACCAGCTCCTAATACTGATGAAAAGGCTGGTGAATAATATGGCTTTATTTATATTAGATGAAGCTAGGGTTATTAAGAATATTGAGGGTATTGTTCGTAAAGTAAAAAGAGTAACATCTGGAGATGCGCATCATGCTCCAAATATGAAAAAATATGAAAAGACTTTTCTTGGAGATAGATTCACAGCACAGCCTAAAAAAGCTGGTGACTGGAAGAATAAACAAGATACTGATGGAAATCCTAATAGTTATAAATAGAATATTACCCATACTCGTAATGAGTATGGGTATAATTTTTAGTTCAATTATATACTATAATAGTGAATATATATTTATAACTTTTAGGAGGATTTTAGTATGAATATTATTTTTATGCCAGTAGAGGGTATTTTGTGGATGTTACCAGTTATATTAATAGGAACTGTTGGATGGGTTAATGATAATAAGGGTATATTAAAAAATGAACCAGAAAATTTTATAGATTATTCTGACAATATTCCTGATAGAGAAGAAGTCTATTATGATATCTCTTATTTCGAAAACAAATTAAAAGAGCAATTAAAAGCCAAAGAAAATAAAGGGGAATAACTCTCCCTTTTATTTTTTTTTCTAAACTCCCCACAAATCTCACTTGACCTTACTATAATAGAAAATAAGTAAAAAGAGAGATGGTGATACATAATGATTATAGATATGCTATTTCTATTTGCAATACATTGCCTAGCCGACTTCCCACTTCAAGGAGAATATTTAGAAAAGAATAAAAGAAAATCTTTATATCTATTAACCTGCCATTGTATTTTGTATGCGTTTATTGTTTGGGTCGGTTTTTGTATTATAACTGGAGCAAGATTTGCTGATTATTTTAGTAGGGTTATTTTCTTAATAATTCTTATATCTCATATATTAATAGATTTTGGAAAATGCTATGCTATGAACTCTTTGATTATAGAGCGACTAAATGGGATGATTAGTAATGAAAAGTATAGAAGATTAGAAGCTACACTAAATAGATTTGATCAATTATTTCATATTCTCATTCTTTTCCTCATTTACTTTTGCAAGTAATGACCACTTAGTAATTGAATTATGAATATAGGAGGAAAAGATGAAAAGATATCCTTGTCCCTATTGTAGTGAAACTTATCATAGAGATAATTTGGTAAAGCACATAGAACGAAAACATGATGATGAAATTCCAGAAGGATATACTGCATATAGATTAGTATATGATATTGTGAATAATAAACATGGTCATGGCAATTGTACTGTATGTGGAAATCCTACTAAATGGAATGAAAAGCGTCAAAAATATGAACGTCTATGTGGAAATCCAAAATGCTATGAGACTGTTAAAAAGACTTATCAAAAACGTATGATGAAAGTCTATAATAAAACTCATCTATTAGATGATCCTAAACAGCAAGAAAAGATGCTTGCTAATAGACGAATCAGTGGTAAATATAAATGGTCTGATGGTAAAGAATTTACTTATACAGGCAAGTATGAGTTAAATCTTATGAAGTTCTTAGATGAGGTACTGGAGTTTGATTCTTCTGAAGTAATCGCTCCAGGTCCTGTATTAGAATATACCTATGGTGGTAAAACCAGACACTGGATCACAGACTTTTTACTACTTCCTTACAATCTAATTATAGAGGTTAAGGATGGTGGTAAAAATCCTAATACAAGAACTATGACTGAATATAGAGCTAAACAATTAGCCAAAGAAAAAATGATTACTAATATGGGAGAGTATAATTATCTACGTTTAACAGATAATGATTTCTCCCAATTATTTACAATGCTTGCAGAATTAAAAATGCAAGTTGTTGAAGATAAAGTTACTCCAATTTCTAGAATAAATAAATAGGAGTTTGTAATGGATATATTTAATCAATCTTTGTCTGAATCAAAAGATAAAGTTTATAACGATTATACTATAGAAGATTTCGAAACCGAATTCAAAGATCAATTTTATGATGCTGCTACCTCCTCTAGAAAAGAAAAGATAGAGTGGCAAAAAGATCTTATTACAAAATTTAATAACAAAGCTTCAGATCTTACTTCTGCTATGATGCAAGAATTAAGTGTAAAAGAAGCCATTAGTAAGATCTTTAATTCTTCTAAAGTACTTAGGGATTTTAGAGTATATGCGGCTAGCAAAACCACTAGTAAAAAAACTCAAATATATTATATCGAAAAGAAAATCAAAAAATATCCAGAATTGGATATGGAAAGATATAATATAGGAGAGCTTAAATATAATATACCAATGCTTGAAGAAGGCTTCAAATCTGTCTTAGATATTTATCTAGATGAAAAGCATTGGCTAAAGAATGGCCCTATTGAGGCTATTACTTTTAATAAATACAAAGATTATGAGAATAAAGAAAAACTCATAAAACTATTTGAAAAGAATTCTAAGTATTTTCATAAAACAGATAATCTAAAACCTTCTGAAATTATAAAACTTTCTAATTTATATGATAAAGAAATCTCTAAAGATTTGAAACAGGTTAAAGATTATCACGATGAATGTATTGATCATGTAGGTGAGGTTAGGAATAAAGTAAATAGTTTGTTTATTAAACTTCTTAAGGAGAATCTTGATGATAAAAAACTATCTAAAAGATTAAGGGAAACCCACCAAAGATTCATAAATGATAGCTTGCATTATACTAGTATAATCAATACTAATATTTTTGCTGCTATGACCTTTTATATAAAATATTATAAAGAGACTTCTAGAGTGATCCATAAGATCTTTATGGAAATAGAAGCTTTTAATAAATAGAGGAATAATATGGGATTATATGTACTTGAATCAGCTATTACTGAAAAAGATTTATTAGAATCTATTTCTCTAAATGCTGAAGAAAAAGAAGCCCTTCAAGAAGTTTTTCTAATGGAAGAAGATATTACCGCATCTGATAGAGAAGGATTAGAAAAGGCTGCTAGTAGAGCTTTTTATAAAAGACTCAGTGCTGATAAAGAGAGTCTAAAGGCTTTCGATCAAATAATAAAGGATAGAGATGATTTTACTAGAAGCAAACTAAGAAAAGAAATAGAGCATGCTCCTAAAACTTGGGTAGCTTCAAAAATTGCTGCTTTTAGAAGTCTTTATACTAAACTAGAAGCTGAATTAGATCAAGAAAAGAGTATGGGAAGGATTAATCTTTTAAGAAAGATTATGAGAATTTGTATTAAGATTATCGACTGGTTAGCTTTTAGAATGCAAAAACTTGGAAATAAAATCTCCATAGGTCCTAAGGATAATTATGGAGGTAAACATATAAACAAATATCGCAATAGAGAATATAACGGTAGAGTTAGAGCTATTCAGAAGAAAATCGGAATCTCTATGAATGACGAACTTACTTATCATGGAGATAATGACGCATAGCCCTTTTATACTCTGCACATTATAATAATCTTTAAGATTACTTGTTTTATAATATATTATGAAAAGGAATGGTGACCTTAATGCGCGAAGGCAAATTTGTCAAAATCATCGCTCCAGGCGGTGCAACCTTAAATTTTGTTGGTGTCACTGGCACTACAGAAAAAGTATTAATGGAAGTTTCTGCGGTAGCTAAATTATGCGACCGTGGTTGTCAAGTATTTGAAATCAAAGAAGAAGCTGCTGCTGAAGAAGGCAAAGAACCAAAAGTTACTTATACTCCTCTTTACAACAACTTCGAAGAAGTTTCTGGCGTTGAAATCTTCACAGAAAAACAAAAAGCTGATTTCGAAAAACGCGGTTTCAAAGAATGTCATGAAGATAATGGTGGTAATCGCCAAGTTGATTCTAAAGAATTAGAAGATATCTTTGTTAGTGATATTGAATCCATTATTGAAACACTCAAAAATAATGAAGAAACAGAACGTATCGAAATTATTTCTGAAAAGCTTAAAAAGCATATTGCTGAATTAAATGCTCAAGAAGAAGTTGAAACAGAACCTAAAACTGAAGAAAAAATTGTTGAAGAAAAAGCATCTGCTCGCTTCAAAAAACACTTCAAAGATTTAGAAGAAGAAGAAAAAGCTAAAGAAGCTGAAGCTGCTAAATCTGAAGAAGAAAAGGCAAAAGAATCTGCTTTAGATAAAGGTATTGTATACCGTCAACTTCCTCGCTTTGGTAATAAACCTTCTTCCTCTTCCTTCCGTTATAATGAAGAAGGCGGAATCGAAGAAGACACTTCTGATAAATCTGGTGCAAATCCTAAATCCAATAGTGATACAGGCGTAACTCCAGCTGGTTCTGATGGACATACTACTTCTCCAAGTACTACAGAACGTACAGAAACTGGTGAAGCTACTCATGAAGCCACTCCTGGTAACCCAGAAACTACTGGTTCTACAACTTCTGGTAAACCTGGCAAAAAGAAAAACGGTAGCCAAGCTCCAGACGAAGCTACTTCTCCAGGTAGAAGAACAGAAGAAAATCCTACTCCAGTTGTTCCAGGTCCAATACAACCACCTCCTCAACCAGAAGATCATTTATAATATTTAAATTATTAAAAATAGAAAGGTGTTATTAACAAATGGCATTATTTATTCTTACAGAAAATAAAGAAATTTTAAACTTAATTGCAGAAGATTTTGCATTGGAGTTTGTTGATATTGAAGCTTTAGATGAAGGTGGTAATGATGAAGCTGTTGGTCGTCAAGTACTCCTTCAAAATATTGATGCTGGTATCAAAGCCGATGGCGACTCCAGCAAATTGGTTCAAATCAATAAAGTTCTCCAACATATTGATGATTTAAACTGGTTAGAAAAACTTCAATTAAAAATGGAGAAAAAAATCAGAGAATATAATCAAAAATTGAAAGATGATAGCCAAGGCAAACTTGCAAAAGTTTGGACTAAAATCAAACAATTCTTAGCTAAAGTAGTAGCATCTATTACAAAAGCTATTAATAAATTAGCATATTCTGTAAAAATGGGTTATAGAGCTGGTAAAGATCAAGCTACTGGTGGTCTTAATAGTGGTTTAGATTTGATGACCAAACCTGGTCAAATGAAAGGTAGTGCTGGTAAACGTGTTAATAGACATCTTGCTGCTCTTTCCGCTCATCAAGAAAAAGGCCTTTCTGCTAAATTAAATAAAGCTAGAGCTGCTAGAAAAAACGAATTACGCGATAGATAATAATTAAATGAGAAGAGCCGTAATAGCTCTTCTCATCTCCTTGTGTTTAAATATGATGACACTCTGATAATATAAAATGGAGGTCAGATTATAATGCAACAATGGAACTTCAAGGTCTCAGGTAAAGTATTAATTCCTGGAGAGAAATCAGATGGTCTTATAATTAGACCTGAGAACTTTAAAAATATAATTCGTATTAGTGATTATGAAAATAAGAATATGCCTACAATGTTAGCACATGTTAATTTAGACAAGAATCTTTTTGATAAGATTATTGCTAATGCTAAAACTGCTACAATGTATTTAAAAATAGATAAGTATGATACTAATCAAGAATTAGAAACTCCTACTGTTGAATCTTATATAGAAGATGAGTTCTCTATCTTTGTATCTAATGACATAAACTATTATAAAGAATTAGATTACAAAGAAAAAGATGAAGGTGGTAAAGATAAACAAGATGTGTATAGAGAAGCATATCTTGGTTTGATGAGTAAGAAATGTATAGATGCTAATAAGACTGTAGCAAATACTACTATGATGGATACTCATATGATGAATATCTTAAGTTCATATATGAGCAATCTTCATCTCTTAATAGAACCCTTCCAATATAATAGAGTTCAACAACAGCTTATCATCCCACCAACAGATACATTAGTTTCTTTAGTAGCATATCTAAATTCAGTAGAAGTATTCTACCCTACAAAGTATCAATTCTTTATTGATGAACCATTCTGTACTTATCTAATATCTAAATCTGGTAAAGGCGTTCCTATGAAGAATGAACGCTTTAATGATGTTATATTTAATATTAGAGAAACTACAGATCCTAATACTGCTAATCAAGGTATGAATATAGATACAGAGCGAAATCATTATTATATAGATTTATCTGTAACCGAAACTGCTTATAAGATCAATCATGATGTAGCAAAGGTAATCAATAAGTTTGATGCTATTATTAATCCATCTAAAGATAATAGTATTTTAAGCTATGATAATATTGCCAAGACAAAAGCATATATTGATCGTATAGTAGAGAAATTTAAAGTAATGATTAAAAAGATGATTAAGAAGATGGGCAATGTTCCAGAGAAACTTAATCATTGGAATGATATATTTAAAAACAATGTGCTCAATAAAGCTAAAGAGTTAAATGAATATCAAAACAAATTAACTCAGACAGTTATGCAACAAGCATCTGGTTTTCCAACTTCAGTCCCAGCAAAACCTGGCAAAGTTACTATAAACGTACCAGTAGTACAAAGTGCTTTTAAATCTATTACTAGTAAATTTCTTGGAAATGGTATCTTAGGATTTAATAAGCAATACGAAAGATTAACTCAAATGAGCCAATCATTTGAAAAGAATATTAAGAAGATATCTCCAGTATTTTATGACTCAGAATATTTAGATAACTATTTGAATTCTGTTACAGAAATCAATGTTCAAGATGTAATAGAAGCTACAAAGAATTCTGTATCTAAAATTAACTCTTCTTCGTATTCAGCATCTTCTCATTCTCAATCTAAGATCTTTTCTCAAACTGATGCATTTGATAGCACAATGGATAAGATTGGGTCTATTGCTGATAAGGCAATTGGGTTTGTAAATAAGATCAAACCCGTATATGATAAATACAGTTCAGTATTTACAGACTCTAGTACCCATACTCACTTTGAAGATTTATTTACAAATGCATCTAAACTAATGGAGAATGTTCATGAGATGCAAGGTTATGTAAATACAGTAAAAGGTGTTGTTGGTAGTTTAAAAAATATTACATCATTCATTACTGGGTTTGCTAAGAATCTATTATCTTTCTTCCCAAGTTTCAATGATATATTATCTTGCGATATTAAGAGTAAATTCGTGTCATTAGTAACAGATGTATCTGCTATTTCCTTTACTGGAGAATCTATTTACAATAAATTATCAGCTGCAGGTAAATACATGGCTTCTGGTGGATTTATGAATCAAGCAGACCTACAATTATTAAAAAATAATTTAGATAGTGTTACAGATTTAACCGGTATAGGTCAATTGGGAGTAGGCAGTTTTGAATCTGACGTAAATCTAGGTGGTTCCTTTGGGGATAGTAGACTAGGTACTAAAATTATCGTCACAAAGAACGATAATCCAAATGAAGTAAAGAATTACAAGTCAGAATTAGAAAATCAAATCAATAAACTTACTGTAAATAAATATGATTTAGACCCATCTGTATTTACTCCTAATAAGAAATATGTAGTAAAAAATTATGCAGCTCATTCTGATAAGGATGGTATTTTCTTATTAAACAAGAAAACAGAAATCTATACTAGAGAAGCTGATAATTTTAGATGTATCACTATGATGAACTTCTCTAAAATACTAGAAGTTCCTAATAATGAAAAAGCAGCTGATGCTAATAAAACTACAGCTAATGATAATAAGACAACTAAACAAGATTGGTATAATAATTCTAATAGTAATAAAGCAGATTCATTGAATAATAATGTAAACGTAGTATCTTCTGAAGGTAAAGGTATTACTACATCTAAAGTTTCTAAAAAGACTACTGTTAGAAAAGAATTAGGTACTAAATCCATGAGTGATATGGCTCAAATGATTAAAAGATAAAAAAATAAAGGGTAGAGTCGTTATGACTCTACCCAATATATTTTGTTTATTAAAGCTTTTCAAGTAAGATTGGATTTTGTGAGAAGTATTGATCGTTGATATTCTTAAGAGCTTCAGGATCTTCTACTTGTTCTAAGAACACAGTATCTATAGCTTCAGGCATAGTTCTATACATATACAATTGGTAATCTAAATCAATACATCTAAATCTATTAACTATCTCATCATAAGAATGAGAATTTAATCCTTTGCTTGGATATAGCTTAGAGGCTACATTGAATAAAGAATCTGGAGTAGCTTGGTCAAACTGCTCATCTATACTCTTTAATATCTTCAATGACTGTTTATAGTTAAATAAAGATTTAAGATTTCTTTTAGGAATACCTGATAGAGTCATGAATCCTGATAGCCAAGATTGATTTACTTCAAACTTTTCTATTCTTTGTTTCTTAATTTCTGCAATATATGAATCTAATGCAGTTTCTTGAGTTACCAAATAAGAAGGATCTTCTGTACTTCCTGGAGCTGGTTTTTTCTTATAAAGCATAATAAGATCCTGTACTTTAGATGGTAATTGGAATGCATATTGAGATGAGGTTATAAATAAAGATGGAGCAGTAATTTGTCTATTCTTGAACTTAGTAATCATATCATAAGCCATGACAGATGTTTCTACTGTCCCCATTTTAAAGAATATATTATTCATATATTGACAGAGCATTTGGATAAGAGGTATATTTTGATTAACCATATCATATACTTCTTTATTATTTATCATTCTCATAGTATATTTTTCATTATATTCTGCACAGAATCTTTGCTGAGTAGCAGCTCCAGTAGTAGGAGAATATAATAAGAATACAAAGCTATCAATTCCTGCTTTTTTAAAGAATGATTTATAATGTATAGCTAGATTGGCTATACATGCTGTTATATTGTAAGGATTAGTTACTTTATAGAAACTAAATATAGGAAGCAATACCTGATATACGTCTATATAGATATTAATCCATTTAGGAATTGGCTTGTTTCTATAATATTCTGTAAATAGTTTATTTAGTTTATCATATTTGATAAACTGAGCATAAAGAATATGCTCAATAGGTACTGCTTCTAAATAATCATATTCTTTCACTCTACTATTAGTCATAATTCCACCTTATTTGTAATCATGTAAAGTTCCACCTTTAGAGATAGAACGTTTACCAACTTTAGGGGCATAATTTTTACAAACTTGACCAGCATTCTTATCATATAATAAAGGAATGCAATCGTCACAAACTCTTGAGAACATCCACTTCGATGGAGAATATTGTTTCTTACCACAATATCTACAAGTGAATGGTAATACTTCTGCTTCATTCATTCTAGAAATACAAGATTCACAGAATGGAACTCTCATACCATCAGGTTCTATAGAACTTGGGTGTTTACAAATAATACATTGGAACCACCATTTCTTAGCACGAAGAGGAGTCTCTTCTTCATCAAGAATGCAGTTCTCAAATGTACAACGTCCATACATATCTCTATGCTTACAAGGTTTATCAATACCTTGAACAAGATATTTGCACATCTCTAATTGCTCTAGAGATTCATTCTGGTTATCACCTTTTACTTCTTCATATTGGCTTTTCATTTAAACCACCTCTTTCACAAAGAGGAAATACTTTAATCATCTAATACACTTTTTGGATCAAAGTAATCATCCTCACTAATTGTTACTTCAGTGTTTTTAGATTTTTCAATCTTTTTCTTACCGATAACTTTTACTAAAGATTCATCAAAGTCTTCTCTATCTTTAATATTATTGATAAGCTTTTCTGTATTACCAAACCCTTTTTCTGCTAATACTTCTGTAAGTGTATGAGGACCTTGTTCTGTAATAAATGATAAACCCCTCATAGGAGTTTCTTTATCTACATCAATAATCCATTTACGGATTTCTAATTTAGGATCTCTACCATTCCAACCTACTTCTCTAAGCATAATAGAAGAGTTACCAGTTCCTTCATCAATTAATTCATTAATCCCATCTTCTTTTATTTCAAATTTGATAGGACCTCCGTCTTTTTTAAAAGCCATAATTTTATACCTCATAAAAAATAAATATAAAGGAAGGATAGAGATTTCTCTCTATCCTTATTCCTCTATAAGTGTAGTTTATTGTAGTGCAAGACAGTTTAAAATTATCGATTAACGATCAGTATTGATACCCAAGGAGTTGGAACCATAACCATTGAAACCGAAACGTTCTGCCAAACGATATACATCGCTAGAATCAACTCTCCAAATAAGAAGATTGAAGTTAGTTGCAGTAACTTTACCAGTTACAGGATCTTGAATTGGGTTGATTGGGTTCTTAACTTCAATGTTGTAGTTCCATTTGCTACCTGCATTGGATTTGCTACCATAGATAGTTTTGATAACTTTATAGATATCGATATCTACAGAGAAGAAGATTTGAGGACGAGCAAATTGCGTAGGAGCTGTAGTTACTTCGTTTGTTACAGCGCCCCAGTTGATACCACCATTACGATTGAAAGCACTACCAACTAAGAAGTCTTCTAATTTTTCTTTGCCTTCTTTAGTCAATTGTAAGTTTTTCCAGTTACCGTTAGGGTTGTTCAAACGGTTAGCCAAGCTAAGACGGCTAGCAATATCATTCATATTACTACCAGTTGTTGCATCTTCAATTGCATAGCAACCAGCTGCATCTTTAGATTTTTCAGCAGATGGAGAGAAGAAGATACGGGATTGGATACGGCCAGATTGAGGATCTAATTCCAATTTGCAACCAAAGAAATCATCGAATACAGAGAAGAACAATTTGTTCACAAGTTTGGAAAGATCGCTTAAGGACATGTAACCAGCAGAAAGAAGTTCTGGGAAAGTCGCTTTTGTTTCCAACTCAATGCGTTCTTTTTTTGCTTCCACTTTTTCGTTTGCTTTTGTAGCATTGTTAAATAAATCAGCCATTGTTTTTCCTCCTAATATATTAGAAAATGGACTTAGGTTAGATAAATTGATGGAGGCCTACCATCACTAACCTGGAAAATATATAGAAACACGATATAAAAAATATCGTGAAACTAACTTAGATTCATAAACTTAGATAATTCTTCTGGAGACATTGTGTCATCCTCAGAATTACCTATTTTCATTTGCTCTAAATCTTTAACTACTTTAATTTTTAAAATAGCTACTTCATCATTATCAAATTTAACAAGTACTATTTTGTACTTAGGGTCATTATTTCTAATCATAGAACTATGATCATACTCGTATTTCTTAAATCCAAGTTTCTTTAGTTCTATATAATTTAGTTTATCTTCTAAATTTCTATTAGAGATTACTATAGAATCTCCTTTAGTAGTATGAGATAAGATATATAATAAGTTTATTATTGAATGATATTTTGCTTCTGTAGTTTTATCTTTATCCTTATAATCACCTATTAATAGATTTCCATATAGTTCTATAAACTCATCATAACTATCAATACCGACCATAGGGAAACAGTTTAAAACTGTTGCTATATTACCTTCAATAAACTGCTTATTTAAACTATTGTATATATTTGAAAATGATATTTCTATAGTCTTAAATTCTGTACCATCACTATTTAAAGGAACTTCTGTTGCCATAGTAGCCTTTATAGTATCTACTTCTAATAAATCTTTAATAGATTCGAAGTTATCCTCATAATATAAATATACAGAATCATTGTATAATATATTTACTACACCATCAGGATCATAGATAATATTAGGCAAACTTCCTTTTAAAACAAATCTATCTGAGCCGATAATAGAATTAATAGGCATAGTTTGATAAGATTCAAATATACTTAGTGGACTCAATGCATCTGGTCTTGTTATTTTTTCTAAACCAAACTGAAGAGCTATTATATAATCAAGTTGTTTATTTAAGCAAAAGATAACTATATCGCTGTCCTTTATATCTTCTTTCTCATAATCTTCTTTTATATACTTATTGAAGATTAAGAAAATAGATTTATCCTTTGTAATAGTATCTTCACAAAATTGTAAAGTTGCTACACCTTTAGGAGTTAAAGGTGTATAGTAATCAAACAAGTCAGATTCTTTTATTACAAATACTCTGCATTCTGTATCATAATTTTTACAGTTACCATAATCTTCTATATAAGCAGCCATCTCATCATTCTTAATATTAGATACGACTCTAATCATTTTTGGATAGCTTTCTTTTATACTTTTTTTACGAGAAGATAGATAGAACTTTCTCCCTTTTAAGTATTTAAAGTTTCTCTCCATAGTAAAAAAATACTTCCTTTCTTTTAGATTTGTTTTATTAAACGTTTTAAGAATACGTTATTTGATATTTAACTTTATATTCTCATAATTATAGTGTATAATCAAAATACTATTTAAAAGACAATAAGGAAGAGGAATTATCCTCTTCCTTACTAATTTATTTATTTGGATTTAATAGATTATAATAAGAATCAAAAGTTTCTAAATCTTTATCTTTATTCAAAGTATCAGTACCTCTAGAATTATCCATTCCTTTAACTGGTGTAGAAGTGACAAACTCATTTACTATAACAAGAGTTAGATATGGAATAAGAGATTTATGTTCTCCAATAACTTCTAAGTTTGGTCTGGATTCAAACAAAGTTGCAGCTCTAGTATTACCAATACCTATATTTCTAAGAAGTGTATCATATTCATCTGCATCAAATGTAGCAAGATGGTACACTGTATATTTATCTACAACCTTCTTAGATAATAGAGTATCAATATCGGAAAGTTTAAAGGATTGATTATTATATTTTTCGATTAATATTTTCAAAGTATCAGAAATATATAATCTAAAATCTCCAATAACTAATTCCTTCTTATTAGCAGTTGTTAATTCACTAGTATCTTTATTTGCTAAAGAGTCTAATTTAGAAGCTAGTTCATTCTTTAATGCTTTAGATAATGGCAATAAGTATAATCCAACCTCAGAAGTACTTAATTGATACCAATCATTTACTTTATTTAAAGAAACAGGTTTTGCTATCTCTTTATTGATTACAGGGTATACTTTTGAATTAGTTTGGAATCCATCTAACGAGATTAATACCTGAGGAATAGTATCCAATGTATCTTCTTTTTGTTTACCATTGATTGTAATTACATAAATACCATCTACAGGTTTCTTAAATTCCACATCTTCAGTTAGATGATTATATACTGGCATGTCTCCGATGCTAATATAATTACAGATTACTTTATCTTTTAAGAAATCATTAGCAATCTTATCAGATGCAGCTCTATAATAATCATTAAATTCGACAGTAGGATCCCAACCAAGTCTAATCAAATCGTTACCTGTTTCAATATCCCATTTATTTTGAGCATATTCATTCAAGAATTTAGTAGATAACTTAGCAACCTCTGTAACCCATTCATTCTTTTTAAAAGTAGTTTTTAAACCACTACAAGATCCTTTATAATCATTGAACCATTTGATTGCAAAAGTATTATTACTCTTAGGAGAGTTTTGCAACAATGTTTCTATTTCAGTATAGTTTAGCATAGGAGCAAATACCGATCTGAAATTAGGTTCTTGTAATAAATCAATTCTATCCTCAGCAGTTTTTACTGTATGATCTACAATAGTAGATTCTAATAAAGAATTAGCTTCTGTGCATAAAACATCATATGCTTTTTTAGCACAATATAATGGATCGAATGATTTTCTTATATAATCATTAGCTGCTGTAGAGTATAAGGTAATATCAGTAGGTGCTACTTTAGAAGATTCATCAAGCTTACCTTTAATAGGATCGTATTCTCTTATTCTTCTTCTAAAGAAGTCTAATAATTCTACATCATCATTTGATTTCTCAACAATAGCTAGAGTAAACTGAATAGCATCAATTAATTTAAAATCATAGCAAAGTTGAATGATCTTCTCTTTTTCATGTCTTGCTAGTTTTCTAAAGATTTGTAAGAAGAAAGAATCACCTTTAATCACAATTGGATAAGTGAATAATTTAGGATGGGCATCCATTACTGGAAGGGTTTCATTACTCATCTCAATAACTAACTTACGTTTCTTAGTATAATTATTGATTAGCCAATAGAAAAATTGATTGGTAAATTCTTTTAGTTTGACTTTAAACTGAACAGATTTTTGTCCATACAATTCAGAGTCTTTGATAAATTTAAGATATTTAGGATGAGCAGTGGCATATTTATAAATAGCAGGAGATAATCTAGCACAAGATTGAATATCTTCTACAGATGTAATCCCTTGGAATTCTTTCATATCTAAGAACTCTGCTTTATATTTTTTACAAAGCTTCTTAGCCAGTTCTGATTTATCACTTGTTGGAAGACCGATCAATAGAATCATTCTATAAAATTTAAAACGATTCATATTATAATATACATCTTGTTCTGGGAAGATTGTAGGAGTAGGATGTTTCTTGATCTGATCAGCGATACCAAAGTTATAATCTTTCATAGGATCTAATTTGCTTTCGTTTACAGATCCAGTATATTCAATATCAAAATAATCATCGATATCATCTTTTAAGAACTCTTTGAGTTGTTTATTATAAAGATCAGTAACATCCATTCCATAAATTTGAATAGAAAAGTCATCGCAATTAATTCTTCTATCTTTATCTACAGAATTATATTTATACCAAGCATCTTCTAATTCATCTTGAGTTTGATAGTCATCAAATAGTAATGGATAACCATCATCGATATAACCTTGAGCTAACTTTCTTTTTTGTTCTGGAGTAAATCCATATTCTTCTTTAATAGCTGAATGAGGATAGTATATATCTTTGAAAGGCGATAGAGTAGTATTCTTTCTATCATTTTTATCTACAGATTTAACAGCGATAGTGATATTAGAATTAGGAGAATACTCATTATCAAATTTCTCAATATATTTATCAGCACTAGTTTCAATTCTAGTGGTTTTGAGCTTATCAAGATCGGCAGTATCTAAATCTCTAACACCACCATATTCATAATCTAGAGTATCTCTACTGATATTTCTTTTTAAGAACTTAGCTTTATTTTTATAATAGAGCTCTTCATTTTCCATACCAAATAATCTCATAGCTTCATCATCAGCTTCATACCAATTATTTGGAGGCATAGATTTGAATTTATACCAATCAGCTTCTAGATCTTTTTCATACTTATAATAATCTTTAATGATGGCACCACCATTGGCAGCAACCCATCTTTCTATTTCTTTATATTTGAACTCCCTATCTTGATCTTGGAAGTATCGTTCTGCATTAATAATTCCCATTGTTTAGATCCTTCTTTATATCACACATAAGAGTTTCAATAATAGCTTTCTTATTTTCAAGCTGTTGATCATCAGGACCAAAAGATTCAGAAAAAGTATAATCTGCAGATGCTAATAAACTAACCCCACTTGCAGCAGTTTCATCTGGATTAGATGGTGTATAAGATCCATCATTCTTTAAACGATCTGTTTGTCCTAATTCTCTTTCCATATTATCCGCATCAGAAGATATAATTTTACTAAGCTTCTTTAATTCAACCTTTTCCAAAAGATGATCAATCTTAGCAAAATTTTCAGTAAGAGCCATATGACCAGTAGCCATTTCATAAATGGATTCTTTTAATACTCTATCATTATAAGGTGTATCTAATAGATCATATAGTTTATCAAAATTTTCTTGAACTTTTTCATATTTGCAAATATAAACTTCAACAAGTTTACCATCTAAATCTTTATTAGGTCTGGCAATAAGTCTGCCATCTTTATCCTTTGTAATATGAGCATCATCTCTATCTAGAGTTGTTGCTAATCCATAACTATCCCATCCATCGGATAGATCTTTATCATCAATATTATGAAGGAGCATAACACTGTTATTTGGAGTAGTACCAACCATAGGGTTCATACTAGCTAAACCCATAGCTTCATCTATCATAAGATTATTTCCTCCTGTAAATTAAGTTATTCGTAATTACAAAAATGTCGAGTATAGGCAAATTAAGCCTATACTCAATGAGGTTAAAAAGTGTACAAGAGAATTTATAGAGGGGTGTAGAAGTATATTAGATTAATACGATGAGGAGGAAAAACATAGAAATTTTTTGGAAAAACGAAACGAAAAACAATTCTATATTTAAGCGCGTTACACAACTTATTCCATTTTGTATTAAAAAGAAAGATTCGAAATGATTAATGATATAATCTGGCATGACGGATTGTATAATTATATCATTAAGGGGGTTTGGTATAAGAGATCTTACTCGTCTTAAAATATACTTCTACACTTAAATGTTTATGCTTCAATAAGTTTTAAAATCGCGACATCTCAGTACTTGAGTATATTTTTTTATAAGTAATACAAATTTGTAAAGAGGCGGTGAATAAATTGGCTAATAGCTTAACTAACTCAAATGCTAATATTCGGGATTACCTTTTAGACGTCAATGACCTTAATCAACCGAAGGTATTAGATTTAAGTGAAATTGAAACAGGGAAACTGAATTCTGCTGCATTATTAATCGTTAGATTATTACTCCTCAAAAAGGGAACCTACCCAGACTATCCTGATTTAGGAATAGATATTCGTGGTAGATATAGATTTGCTTTTGAAGAAGAATTAATTACTTTAAGACAAGAGCTTGAAGAGCAAATGACTTTATACCTTCCAGAACTATTACCAGTCGAAGTAGAGGTTTCTCTTTATAGACCTAAGGATTCTTTAGAAAATAAAATCCTTTTCTCTATTATTATGCGAGAGACTAGATTTAGTATCTTGTATAGCATTGCTCAAAATACTATTGATGGTTTGATGGCAATGTAATGTAAATATATATTATTTGTAAAGGGGATAGGTAACTCTATGAGAATATGGGTTCGAATGAAAGACAATCCATCTATTCTTAAACTAATCTCAGAAGATGACTTCAATGAAGAATCAATGATTAGAGAGAAAGAAACCAAGTCTAAACTAGACTCTATTTTAAAGTCTGGTAGGGCTCCTGGTATTAATACGTCACCAAATGCTGAACCATCATTACAATATAAAGGTAAATTCGATGAAGGTGCGGTGGCAGATTATCTTGATATTACTTTAGATGGTGCTAAGAAACGTGCTATCGAAAGAGAAAATACAACAGGCAATGCATTTAAGAAAACCAAAGTACCTATTAGGAGGAAGCAATAAATGGAAGAAGTTAAACAATTATCCTTATCTGAACTTGGTTTGGAAGTAGAAACAACTCCTGCAGAAAAGGCCGCAGCAAATGAAAATGCAGTAGAAGTTAAACCAATTACAGAAGAAACGCCAAAGGTATCTAAATCTAGCTTGACTGATACTGTAGAACCTACAGAAGTAAAAGCTGCTAAATCTAGTTTAGCAGAAATTGCTAAGAATACAGCTATCGGTGAAGATGGGTTGACTCAATATGGTGAAGTAATTCATAATGTCGATAAGATCGCTAAGAAACCAAAAACTAAAATTGATGATCCTATTAAAAAGAACATCAATAATTTGGTAGATTTAGCAGACCATGAAATCGAACGCACTAAAGCAGAACTCACAGGTCCTGAAGGTATTATCACTAAAGGTAAGGAAGAGTACGTTAATAATCAATATGAAAAATTAATGGCTCGTGCAAAAAACAATCCTCGTCTTGCGGAATATATTAAAAAGATTGAAGAGATTATTGAGACTGAACCACGTTTTGATGGCATTACTGAATATGAGCACAAAGGGTATATTCTATTCACTGTAGCTCGTGATAAAACTGTTGAAACTGATAATAAATACTTTGGTCTCAAAGAGCAAACAATTGATAGAGTTCCTAGAATGAGCTCAGATGTAGCAAAAGAAGTAGATAGCTTCACACAAGATAAAGATGAAGATGATGATTTGTCTTTATTTGATGATGACTCCGTAGAATTAGGTGTATCTCCTAAATCTGCTCTTCCAATGCAGGGATATGCTGAAGATGAAGAGATCAAAGAAGAAGCTTCTAAAAAAGAAGCAGATGATACCAAAGTTTCTAATTCTATGGCTGAAAAAGAAATTAAAGAAGAACCTACTGATGAAGAGGACGTAACTTACAGCGCAGCATTAGCTGAAGAAGAAGATCCAGAAGAAAAAGAATTGATGGCAGACGTAGAATCTGATGAACCAGAATTGTCTGATGAAGAAATTAAAGAGCTAAGCCAAAATTATAAATCTCAAGTAATGCAAGAATTAAAACTTGAACGTGAAGGAGATTTAGAAGGCTTTGCTATTTCTAATAAACCAATTAAACTTAAATCTGCTCTTCAAGTAGAACGTTCTTCTTATACAGTAACTTGGGGTTTACAATATACTGGTAAACCAATTGAAATGACTCCTATCTCTGGTGAAGAGTTACTTCAATTGAACCCACAAAATACAGATATGACTTCCATCAATGGTCTTCGTACTATTTTCAATATCATGTATCGCCACACTGTAGGTAAGAAACCAGATATCGATACTTGGTTAAAACAAATCTCTGTATATGATTTAGACTGCATGATCTTTGCTATGTATATGGCAAACTTCAAAGATTCTAACTATCTATCTTATCAATGCCCTAATACTAAATGTAACAACCTCTTTATCAATAAGAAGGATGTTAATGATATGGTGGTATATCCTAACGATGAAGTTAAGAAACGCTTTGAAGATATCTTGCATAGCCGTCCTGTAAAATCTAAACTTTTCAGAACTAAACCTATCCAAGTATCCAGAGATTATGCATTTAGTTTCTGTACTGAATCTATCTATGGTGATATGATTGAACGTGCTGCATTGACAGATGAATTTGCATCTAAATATGCTAACGTAGTTCAAATCATGGCTAATATTGATACTATCTACAAAATCGATAATGTTTCTAAACAATTATATCCTATCGATTTCGGTGTAGTAGAAGACAGCTTATCTAAAACAGTAATGCGTAAGGTTAAAGCTATTTATGAAATCATGAAGAACTTATCTTCTGATGAACATGCTACTCTTATGGGTGAAGTATATAAAATTACTCGTACCTTTACTGATGATAAGATCTCTTACCAAATTCCTTCTACAGAATGTGGTAAATGTCATACTACTATCGAAGCTACTCCTCAAGGTGCTCTTCAATTGCTTTTCACTCGGGCCTTTTTACCGATCGGGGCGCTTTCTATTCAATAGTGATGACCCTATGCAATTATTATAAAGGACGTGTATCATTCTCTGAAGCATTTAACTACGACGTTGGTTTTCTAGTGTATCTTCATTTCAGGTATATGAAAGAAATACAGAATAAGACGGTACAGAAAGCTAACCAATCAGAAGAGATGGATTCGATCCTTAAGGGTGATTGATAAGCATAAAGGAGGATTTTATAATTCGATGAATTTAGTAGAATTCAGTCAGTTAATTTCCTCTAAAGTTGTAGACGATAAGCTATTCTCTAGAGAAGTAGCATTATACGATATTTTATTGGGTAATTGTAAAAACTCAGATATTCTTGATATTCATATCTCGGAATCTGATCATATCTTCACAGTGACTTTATTATCTGATGAATTAGCTCATACTATAGAGGAGCGTTTGGATAACCAGATCATCCCTGGAGCATTCCAACCGCTATATAAGATATCTTTGAATTCTGATAAGAATATCTTAAAATTCAAATTAATAGATTTCTAACTTAATAAAACATAGATCCCATCTAGCGTTATATGCTAGATGGGAACTATTAATTAAATTTGAATTTATTATATTTACGGAGGATGCTTTAAATGGATAATGATGTAGTAGAATTCTATGCACTAGACGAAGCTTCTGGTGATGGGAAACAAACTAAGCATCTCAAATTATCTCCACTTAACGTTGCTAACTTTATTAAGGTTAATGACTTAAAAGAGATTTCAAGCCCAATGTCTTTTGCTAGAGATAACTTACCTACTGCAGATGGTTTATTTTCTAATGAGATATTTGGTATTACTAAAGAAGATAGAAGTACTATCTTTGCCTATGTAAATCTTGCTGGGGAAACTTTCTTACACCCATTAGCATATAAGATTTGGTCTCGTTTAGATTCTAATGTAAAACTATGTGCTCAAGAAGCAGATAATTTTGTATTAGATAAAGAAGCTGGCAAATTAAAACCAGATCCTAATGGTGAGACTGGTATTAAGTTCTTACAAAAAATAATTAAAGTAATCGATTTTAAAAGAACTGAATCTTCTAAACGTGGTGTTAAGATTGACTTCTTAGAAAAATTTAGGGATAAATTATTCTTAAAAGACTGTGTTGTAATTCCGGTAGGTTATCGTGATATTAATACGGATAAGGGTTCTAGAACCAGTGTTGGTGAAATTAACCAGTTGTATGGTAAAATCATTAGAGACGTGCAAGCTCTAAAAAATAGTAATGAGTATGGTTTAACCCTTAATGGTCAAACTAGATGGCGTATTCAAGAAACACTAGCAGCTATTTATGATTGGCTTATCTTTGGTAGATTCGAAGGTAAAGATGCACAAGCATCAGGCCTTTCTAGAAAGATGGGTCTTATTAGACGTGCTGGTATGAAGAAGTCATTTGACTGGGGTGCACGTCTTGTTATCTGTACACAAAATCTAAGAAAAGAATCTTTATCAGATATTGATATTGACTTAGATAGTATTGGTTTACCATTGGCAGCTATTTGTGCTAACTTCTTCCCATATATGCTATATTGGA